TTATCATGCCACAATCAGTGCACAAAATGATGCTACAGGACCTTTTGAAAACTTTAGAAGACCAGCATTTCCATATTTCATAGGACAAACATATAAATCAAAACCACATAGGTTTAATTTAACTATTGATTCTATTCAATCAAAATATGACATTATAAGTAATGGATGGTTAAGAAATACTAGAGATTATCATACTAATTCTGCCAGAAGTGGTTATGATTATATTTTCAATTCAAATGATGTAAGAAAACAAACACTAGAAATTACTGAAGTTACTTTGGGTTCAGTAAACAAAATAGGAATTACAACAGGAGGAACAAACTACAAAGTTGATGATGAAGTTGTATTTGATAATACAGGAACTGGTGGTTTAAACGCTCAAGCACTTGTTAGAGTAATTGGTGGACAGGAAATCAATACAATTAGTCTTGCTACAACATCTTTCTCTGAAGTTGAGTTTATTCCATCTAGAAGTTCAAATACATTTCTTGGTATAACAACTGCACCACATAATTTACTTAATAGAGATGTGATCACAATAAGTGGTTTATCAACTAATGTTAGTAGATTACCTGGAAGTTATGTTGTAGGTGTAACTAGTGTAGCATTGGAACTAACTGTTGGCATGTCAGCTCAAACAGGTGTTGACATTATTAATGTTGGTTCAGTTTCAATTGGTAAAGTTAGAGAAAATGATATTTTAATAATTGATGATGAAAAAGTTAAAATATTAAATGTTTTCCCTGAGTTAGGACAACTTCGTGTATTAAGAGGAGTTGAAGGAACAACAGTTGGAGTTCATACTAATAGGGGCATCTTATATGAAGATCCTAGAAAATTCTCATTTAGAACAGGTGCAGGTATAGTAACATCTAGAGTTTTTGATATTAATAGGGAATTTTATTTTAATCCATCTGAAGTAGTTGGAACTGGAACTGCAAGAGGAGTTGGAATAGGAACTACATTAAGTTTTTCCAATGTTGTAGCAACAGGTATAACTCAAGCATTTGTTCCTACACAAAATTTATGGTTTACAGAACATAATTTTAGATTAAATGATGAAGTCATTTATAAAGCAAATGGTGGAACTCCCATTAAGGTGTGGACTGGAGTTACTGGTAATCCATTTGTAAATTTAGATGTATTTTCTAATTTATTTGCTGTTCCTTTAAGTAATAATACTATTGGTTTAGCAACTGGTAAAGTTGGTTTTGGTAGTGATTCAGATGGATTCTATGTGGGTGTAAACAGCACTGCAGTTCCATCAACTCTTTACTTTGTTAACACTGGTGTTGGTAATAGTCATAGTTTAAAAACTAGACTTGATAATGTTATAAGTGGTGAAATTGTACAAAATATAGTTACAGTATCCACTTCATCTACACATTTATTATCTGCAAATGATGTAGTCACTATTTCAGTAAAACCAACAGATGTTAAAACTGTAGAAGTTAAATATAATGAGTTTAATAGAAGAATAGTTTTTGATCCTCAAGACTTTGCTGCTAGTGATGTAGATCTATCACTAAACACAATAAAAGTTACAGAGGGTGTATTTAATTTTGGAGATAAAGTAATTCATACTGCATCATCACCAGTTGGTGGTTTGGTAAATGAAAAAATGTATTTTGTGATATTTTACAATTCAACCAATATAAGATTAGTTGAGGAAAGACTTGAATTAAAATCTGATAGTCCTAATTTTGTAACTTTAACCAGTGCTTCTTCTGGAACTCTTGCAAAAGTAAATCCATCTTTACTTCTTAGAAAAAATCAACAACTTAAATTTGATTTATCAGACTCTTCATTGTCATTTGAAGATGATGGAATTTCATATTCTGCTTTTAAATTACAATTGTTTAAAGATAGACAATATAGAGATGAATTTATCACAACTCAACAAAATGATGCATATGAAGTTCAATCAACTGGAAGAATAGGAATTGATTCTGATGCTGAATTAATATTATCATTAACTGATGATGTTCCTGATGTCTTATACTATAAATTTAACATTGATAATAGGGATAGAATAAGCGATATAAAGAATGAAATTATAATTGATACAACCATACCTCAGTTTAATCAAATTAATATAAAACCAACTTTATATGATGGCAAATATGCAGTTAGTGGAATAGGAACTACTACTTTCCAGTATAATATTCCAACAACACCAGATATTACACAATATGATCCTACTGTTGCTAATTTAAAATATGAAACTGTATCTAAAACTGCTAGAGGTTCTATAGTTGATTTTAGACTAAAAAGTGGTGGTAAAAATTATAAGATACCTCCTACTATATCTGATGTTACATCAGGAATAGGTAGTGGTGCCATATTGATAGCTCAAACAAGTTCTATAGGTCAAATTACTGGAACAAAACTTAATAACATAGGATTTGATTATCCATCTGATAGAACTTTAAAAGTTATTCCTAATCTTCCTGATATTGTAGAAGTTGATAGATTAAGTTCCCTTGATTATGTTGAAGTTACTTCCCAAGGTAAAAATTATCCAGCACCTCCTGATTTAGTTGTTATAGATGGATTTACTCAAGAAGTCTTAGGTGATGTTGATTTAGAAATGACATTAGGTGAAGATAGACTCAAAATAGTTACAAATACAGAGGGAATTTATAATGTTGAACCAAGAATAGTCCCTGTGGGAAATCCAAATGGTATTGCTATTAGAAATTTATCTTACCATCGCAATGGCAAATTATCAGATGGATCACCTACAGCAACAAATTTACCTAATACAGTCAGATTATTTTTTGATAGAACATTTAGTAATGCATCAGATTTTGAGGCAGGTGGATTTGCTGTTGGAGAAAAGTTCTTACTTGAAAATGTAAGTGTTGGATTAGGTAGTACTGGTAGAGGATATAATTCAAAAGAATATGGATATAAATTATGGACTATCACTGCAGCTAGTGGTCAAATAGGTGGTGCTAATGCTTATATTGAATTTGTTTTACCTGAGGAAGAAATAGGTTTAGGTAAAACACCAGGTAAGATGGTGCCTGCAGAGTCTGCTGCTAGAGTTGTTTTAGAGAGTCATTTCCCTACATTTAAAACATTCTTAAAACAAAATCAATTCTTCAATGGTGAAAAAGTTGAAGATGAAGTTGGTGCTGTAGGAACTATTCAAAGATGGAAACCTGAGAGTAATCAATTAACAATAGTTGCAGAACAAGAATTTGATGTTGGTTCTAAAATTAAGGGTAGAAGTTCACTGGTATCTGCTTTCATTACTAATAATTTAAGTTTTCCTGCAGAAGTAACCACTGGTGCTGGTGCTACTGTAAATCATGGATTCCAATCTGATTCTGGAATGCTTAATAATAGTTTCCAAAGATTACCTGATAATGCTTATTACCAAAGATTCTCTTATGCATTAAGATCTCTTGTTCCAATTGATACTTGGGGAGATACAGTAAAATCTCTAACTCATGTAGCAGGTTTTGATAGATTTAGTGATTTAGACATAGAAAGTAAAGATCCTGATGCTGCTATTACTAGAACTGAACCAGCAAACTTTGAATTAATTGCTGAAATACAAAGCACAGCTGAAGTAGCAGTTTATCCTGATTTTGATAATGTTAGTGAAATAGCAGTTAATGTAAATGGCGAACTAGTATCAAGAGATATATTATTTGCAAATAGACCTATAACTGACTTTTTCCAATCCATAGGAAATAAAGCAATTGATATTGATGATTTTAGTGCAACATTTGATAATAATGAAAGAAGCACCAAGTTTTCTAGAGTAGGTGAATTTGATAAAAATAATACTTTTAATAAAGTATTCACTTTAGTAAAAGATCAAACATTTAGTGATGAAAGACAATTCTCAATTGTATCTTTAATGCAACATGATGATGTGGCATTTATCAATGAATATGCAGTTTTAGAAACATTCCCAGAATTAGGAACTTTTGATTATATTCCAACAACTACAGGATGGGATTTAACTTTTGTTCCAATAAGAAATGAATTTAACTTATATGATGTAACTAACGCTTCTATAAGTGTAGAAAATAATATTGTTGGTGTAGCAAGCACTGCTTTGGGAAGAGCTGTTTCATTTGCAAGCACTCATGTAGATATACCTTTTGATGCAAGTGCTGGCATGGCAGCTACTACAACTATTGCAAAAATGCCTGTAGCATTCAGAGCAGGTAAATTTATGATTCAACTTGAGACTACTACACAAGATTTCTTTGGTAGTGAAGTTACTGTTGTTCATGATGGCACAAAAGTAAATGCAATAGAATATGGAGAAATTCAAAATAAAACAGGTGAAAATCAAACAGGATTTGGTACTTATAGTGCAAGTATATCTGGTGGAAATGTCAATCTTGAATTTATACCAAATAGTAATGTTGGAGTTGCATTAACTGCAAATGCTTCCTCAATATTCATAGCAAATAATACTGCAGTGGGTAATCCATCTGCTGTGGTTAATGGTCTTGCAGGTATTGGATCATGCACTTTAGATACAGTAAGACTTATATCAGATAAGAGAGCAGTTGCTGCTGGTGCAACCACTCCAATTGCAACTTATGGTAGTGATGGATCTGGTTTCAACTTTAGACCAACTGCAGCATATTACTTTGTTGCCATAGAGGGAGTGGGTGATACAAATGGAATGTATGAAACTTTTGAAGCTGCTGTAATTAACTCTGAAAATAATCAAGCAGTTGTTGACTTTGGTGAAGTTGGTATTAATACTACATCATTAGGAACAGTAGGTGTAAGTTCTGTTGGAAATTCAATCAATTTGACATATTTCTCAGAACATGCTGCTAATGCAATAGTTTTTGGAATTGAATTACAAATATTTGATAATATTGAAGTTGCTTCAAGTTTACCACTTAATAATATTGAAGTTCTCAGTAATAGGGGAAGATATGTAGGAACTAAATTAGATCTTCAAACTGCCTTTGATTTAAAACACAATGAAGAACCCATATTCAGAAAACAGTTCTTTGGTAATAGAGATGAGGGAACTGGTGGAAATGGTGTTAATATAGCAAGAAATACAATTAATATCCCAGATCACTTCTTTGTTACAGGTGAAAAAGTAAATTACAGTTTCACTGGTGCAGGTAGTATTAATGCTGTTGGTATTGAAGAAACAGTGGTTGCTGGTATTGGAACAACTGATAAACTTCCACAAGAACTATTTGTTGTTAAATTTGGTGATGATGGATTAAGATTTGCTGAATCAGCAGAAAAAGCATTGAAAAAGAATCCTGAAGTATTCACAATTACTTCAGTTGGTATTGGAACATCACATCATATCACTGCTATCAATGAAAACTCTAAGGCAATCATAACTATTGATAATGTAATACAGTCACCAGTTGCTGGTACTGCTGTTACAACTGCCCTTAGTGCTGACATAGTGTTTGCGCAAACCACTGCTGTGACAGGAATAACGTCGTTCGCTGCAGCAGATCTGGTCAGAATTGACGATGAAATATGTAAAATTCTTGATGTTGGTGTAGGTGGTAATAATCTTAAACTATTAAGAGCACAATTAGGAACAGGTCTTGCTGCTCACTCAGCTGGTTCTGTTGTTACTAAATTAACAGGTAATTATAATATTAATAAGAATACATTACATTTTGCTGAAGCACCTGCAGGTAATACACCATTAAGCACTACAACTGATCCAGATTCAAGATCATTTGCAGGTATTGTAACACATTCAACTTTCCATGGAAGAGTCTTTACTAGAACTGCTAGACAAAATTCCACTCAAGAAACATACACCAATAATATGGTGTTTAATGACATTTCACATGAGTTTACAGGTATTCAAAGTGCATTTACTCTAACAACTGGATTTGGAGACTCTAAAACTAATGCTATTGGATTTGCAACAAATAATGGTTGTGTGTTAGTTAATGATGCATTCCAACAACCATCATCTCTAGAACAAGGCAACTATGACTTTAATCAACTTGTTGGTGTAACCACAATCACCTTCACTGGTGAAGCAGATTCTCTTGCAGAATATCGTAGACCAACTGATGTGGTATTAGGTGAGAATGCAAATAGAAGTAATTATCCATCTGGTGGTAAAATTCTATCTGTTGGATCAGTTGGTGGTTTTGCCTATCAACCTTTAGTTGCTGCTGGTGGAACTGCTACAGTATCTGCTGCTGGTTCAATTACTGCAATTAGTATAGGTAATACTGGATCTGGATATAGAGCTGGTATTCAAACCTCTGTAAATGTTGGTGTTCAAACTTATGGAGTTGGTATTGCAAGTTTCCTTAAAGTTGGAACTGCAACAATCAGTAATGGTCACATTGCAAGTGTTACTATCACAAATACTGGAACTGGTTACACTGATTTTGTAGATGATAAATTAACTACAATGACTGCTGTTGCTGTTGCAGGAACAACTATCATATCTGTTGCTACCACAGAGGGAATTAATCCTGGTTCTTTTGTCTCTATTGCTCAGACAACTTTAGCATCTCCCTCCACACAGGTAGGAATTATTACCAATGTTCAAGTTGTAAGTGTTGGTGCTTCATCTATTACCATTGGTTCAGGAAACACTGTAGGGCAGTCTGTAGGCATAGGAACAACCACTGCAGCACC